TCGGAAGCCAGAACTAAAAGTTAAGTGGCAGGGTGAGGCGGACGGGTTTAGAATATAACAGTCGGCTTTGCGAAGTCGCGTATAGACTAACTGTAAATGGAGGCATTGAGCGATTTTGCAAAGGCTTTGTTATCGCTAAAAATAACTACACAACCTGAAAAATAAAAGCACTACCTAACTTAAAATAACTAAACTTAATTTAATACCTTTGCAAAATGAACTTCATAAAAACCTACTACCTACAAATAATCTGCTTTATACTGTTATGCTTTATAATCGGGCTAACTGTAAAAGTTTTAAATAATAATCCTGTAAGCATAGTGCCACCCAACACTGAGCGCGAATACTTGTTGCATAAGATTGAGCAGGATAGTTTAATGCTGATTGATATAACAGCGAGCTATATTAAGTTTAAGGAAATTGCAGAAAGTAAACAAAAAGTAGTAATTAAATATAAAACAATCTATGTACAAAAACAAGACAGCGTGGCAAATTTTGACAGCATTCAGTCTGTTAATTATTTCAATGAGTGGACTTCACGCCCAGCAATTCACTATTGAGCAAATAAACGTTGCTAATCAGACTAAAGTATTTGCGGACGGGTGTAAACTTCAATTAGATACTTTAAGCGTGTCTTACGATGCTTTATTAGAAAGTGAAGCATATCTATCAAAAGCAAATGAAACGCTGTTAAATGATTTAGAAAGCGCAAAAGTAGTAGCAAAAGGGATTGAGGAAGAAAAGTTAGCCGTTGAAAAGCAGCTAAAGAAAAAGATTAGGCAAAACAGATTAAAGGAAGGGTTACTATGGACGGTGTCTGGAGTTGCCGCTGCTCTAATTGTGCTTTACTTGGTTAAGTAGGCTAACAGTTGGCTTTGCGAAGTAAGTTCCCCTTATTTTGCAAAGGCTTTGTTAGCACCCAGACAAATTCATTATTATAATCACAACGCAAAGGAATAGAAACGTAACCCAGCCTAATCGGATGTTGCGGTCTTGGTCGGCTCGTCTTTCTGCTTCTATACTCATTTGTGATATTTATCATATTTCTCCTGCCATAATTGAGGGTTCTTTAAATTCAGCCCGCTATCAAAATGAACGCTGTCTGGATTATTAAATGCCACACCCCAGCGTAGTGGAGTTTTTTCATCAACGTCTTTTAAAAATAATTCATCTTCGCCTTTCCCATCACCCATCTTTGTGGAATTATAGTATTCTCCTGTTCTTTTATTTTTAACATTACAGTCGATAGCTTGCCCGATTAAATGATTAGAACGCTTTGATGGTGGTACGATAGCGCCTTTTACATTTGTGTCTAATCGGAATGAGGATGTAACCACAACTATCATATTGTGATTTTGTGCAATGTAGTTCATTTGGTCTAACATAGGGAAAAAGTCTTCATCTACGTTACAGATACCCTCAAAGTGGCTTGCTTTATATTGTTTTATCATTTTTTTATACTATTATAATGCAAAGTTAAATATAATTATTATATTTGTAACGCTATTCAGTTATGAAAAATATTAAAAAATCCCTCGCCTCTTACATTGCCTTTTGCAACTCACTGTTGCCGACTGGATAGCCTTTGTAATTGGTGTGGGTATTTTTAAATGAAAGAAATAAAATTAACAAATGGAATGATTGCATTAGTTGATGATGCTGATTATGAATGGGTAAATCAATGGAAATGGGGTGTAAGCGGAGTAGGTGTTGAGGCTTATGCAAGTAGAATGGTATCAGTAAATAAAAAACAAAAGGCTATTCAAATGCACAGGCTTATTTTAGGGTGTGAGTTTGGCGATAAGAAAATTGTTGACCACATAAATCACAATGTATTAGATAATAGACGTGAGAATATTAGAATTTGCACCGTTTCGCAAAACGCACAAAATAGGAAAAAGCACAAACCAATGACTTCAATTTATAAGGGGGTTTATTTATTTACTAAAAAATATTTTAAGATTACAACTGGAGAATGGTCTTATTATAAACCAAAATGGGGCGCACTTATACAGGTAAATGGGAAGCAAAAAAGGCTTGGTTCGTTTAAAACAGAAAAAGAAGCTGCGCTTGTATACAATGCCGCCGCCATAAAACATTACGGTGACTTTGCCTGTATAAATGTAATTATATAAGCTATTTAGACTTCAGAACATTAACTGGATGTTTCCCATTCCGAATTAATATAAGGTCGATGTTTTTTGCGGCTTCCTTCTCTGTCTTTGCATATCCGTCATAAACAACTCCATCTATTCTAATTCGGTATCTCCATTGTAATCTCTTGCGATAATGGCGTGGATTAGGACAATAAACATTGGCGTATCTGCTTTTCATAAGTTATGCTTTCTCCTTTCCTGCTTTAGTTTAAATTCTAAATAAGCCCTACGAACAGCCTCAGAAACTGAAAAGAAACGCTTACACGCATTACACTTCATTTGCGTCCAAACAGTTCCCACCTTGCTGAATTTAGTAGTGCTTATCATTGTCCTTTCAGAAGCGCAATGAGGGCAATCCCACTTTTCACCACCCAGAGCAACAGCCTTGTGAATTTTGGGTTCTGCATATTTCTGTAACTTCTTATAAACTTGCTCTAATAACACAACGTCCTGCTTGCAATAATCTACCATGTAACTCATTGCCTTTGCATCTTTGTTAAAGATAATCTTATTCCACAAGTCAAACTCTGTTTTTATCTTTTGCCCCACACCTAAGAACTTACCCATATAGTCTAATCTATTAGAGTTAAAGTTAAACGTCTTACGTGCTATCTTTAACGTGTCTATTGAGGTGTATTTAGGTAGTGCTGGTATATCGTGAAATATGCAACGTGTCTTTATCCAACGTTCATCAAACTTATCTGAATTTTGCCCTATTATTAAATGTGCTTTGTTTAGTTCTTTTACAAACTTTTGAAGCATGGTTTTGTCGCATTGGTTCTTATCCCATGTCAAATGATGTACTTCTTCTTCGTCCTCCCACTTCCAACAGATACAAATGATTGCACGTTCCTTAATTATGTTTTCCGCTGAAAGGAATATCTTACTACCGACCCGCCAAGTGGTGCATACGTTGGGGCTAACTTCTACGTCCCAGAACATTGTTCTAAATGGATTTGCCATAAATTTAAAAAGCCCTGTTAAGGCTTCAGTTTTGGTTAGTGTATGCTTCCGCCTCTTCCCCTAAATACTCATTGATAGACTTGATACTGTCTTCTATGTTGCATATTTCTGTTACCTGTTGTTCTTGTACCTGGTGAACTTTGTGAACTAAATAAAGCAAAACAAAAATAGTAACGTTACCAAGAAAAGACATACATAGAATTATACCGATTGCTATTTCCATTACTCTTTTATCTTTTCAAAAAAGTTAGGCTCAATTTCTTTTATCTTTTGAAATACGGCTTCGCTTAATTCGTTGATCCGTTTCTTTTCTTCGGGTGTTGTATTCTTATCAATCTCCTGCTGAATTAAATGATTTTCGTGCAGTAGCTTGTCTATCTTTTTACGCACTATTTTATTTGTTTCGTATTTCGTTTGTTCTTCTGTCCGCGCCTGTTTCGCCACTCGCATACTTTCCTCAAAAGCTGCGTATAAAGGAGATATATAATAGCGAGGGTTAGCAATCATTTACCTTGTCCTACTGAGCGTTTAAATGTTTCAGATTTATTCCGGTGCTTTTTACTTTTACCAAGTTTCTTCTTGCCAAATGTAATCTTTTTTTTAATAACAACTTTTGCCATTACTTAAATACTGAAATTAAAAACCCTGTAATCGCACCTACAACGGCTGAAACTCCTGCTATAAAACCGTGCTTCTTTGCGCTTGCCTTGTCGTGTTCTTCTAAAACCTTTAAGCGTCCATCTAAATAATCACAACGTTCAATTAGCATATTATTTAATCGTGCTATCCTTTCGTTTTGGATATTACTTTCGTCTGCATATTCTTTTCCTAAGTCGAAGCGTAATCCTTTCATTTCACCGATTATTCCTTTTACACCTGCTTCCTTATTACCCATTATATAGAGTTCTAAGTTTTTTATTGAGTGCTGAATTTCGCCAAGCGAATGAACTATTGTGCGTTGTTCGCTTTCAATCTTTGTTACACGGCTTTTTATTTCCTCAATTTCGCTCATTGTGCTTCGTCTTTAAAAAAGTTTGATAGGAATTTGCCTAAAAAGCCAAGTATTAAAACGCCTCCTATAATTACCTTTAACTCATTTACTTCAAAAAGTTCTTTCAATTCTTCAAAAGCAAATAAACCAGTAGCACCTATTGAGCCGCACCCGTATAGAATAGCGTCCCCTAATTTTCTAAAGAATTTAGGAGTAGGGTGGTAGTAATTTTTAAGGCTGAATTTCATCTTTAACAACTTCTAAAGGTTGCTGTTCTTTGTACTGCTTCTGAATTTCACCGATTAAACCCGATGTTTCAACGTATGGCTTATTACCTAAGTAGTTAAGAATAGCGTTTACTAATTCTATTGAGAGTGTTACTTTTTCCATGTTACTTTTTAGTTAATTCAATCATTCTATTTACAGCATCTTCGTAAGTCCACACGCCAACTTCTTGGTAAGTTGGGACTGTGTTATTATCCCAAAGCACTTCATTAAATGTCTTTACATCAAATTGCCATGAAGCATATACCGCATCAGTAAGATTATCCCTTACATCTACATTAGTAAATTTATTATCGGTTCTGGTTATTTCCTTTTGCAGAACTACTGTCATTTCGGGTATTGGTATCTGTGTCATGTTGCAAAGTTAATTAATTATGCTAATAAACCTAAATTACGTAAAGCCTTTACAATTTGCTGTAAAGTATATCCGTCAAAAGTATCGTCTGATTTTATGCTTGTTCCTGCTCCCGGACTTGCCAATGTTGCTGAACCTACTGCTGTTGTTGGCTGAACTATCGGTGTTGAATTGTAAAAAGAAATTTTTTGGCTTGTCGAAGTTCCGAACTTTGTCCCAGTTGTTGTTCCGATTGAAAAATTCACCGCATCGCCTATCGTTAAAGTCGTTGCCGAAACTTTGAATTTTTCTACACTTGCAATTTTTACTTGGAATACCTGATAAGTTGCATCAATAATAATGTCGTCATTAATCGTAAATAGCTTTATTCCTGAACCAGTATTTGTAATTTGAAATCTTCTTCGCCCAGCACTTTCTAAAATAGACAAACCGCCTTCAACCTGAAGACCATTAGCTGCCGTTGTATCAGTTGTGTTTGGAGCTCCGATAGTAACAGAACCATTTGAATAAATACCCCAATTTGTAGTCCCTCCGCTTGCTGTAAAATACCCCGCTATATTAGTTGATGTAGTTCCTGTATGTGTATTAGAAACCTGTAATCCATAGGTAGTTTGTGTCGCTGTTCCATTTGCACCACTCAAAGCAATGTTTAAAAGCGTTTGCGTATTACTCGCTGCTGCTGTTGATGTTGATGAAAGTTTTAATCCATTGCCACCCGCTAATGTTGACCATTGCCATTCTTGAGCATAGTTGGTATTATCAATAGTATTTGATGCTGTTGCTAATGTAAGCCCAGATATTGCCGCACCACTTGATGCAGTAGCCCATGATAAAGTAGCCACTCCTGCGCTTGGTGCTGTGCTTTGTAATACTTGTCCTGCCGTTGGTGCTGTTGTCGGTAGGTCGTAGGTTATAGAAGCAGCAGGATTAGTTCCTCTGATTGTTTGGGTGAATGCACTTGCAGCGTTTCTTAATACCAATGTCCCAGAAGTTGTACTTGCAACACCGCTTGTTAATGAGCCTGTTACATCTAAGCTTGTACCTGTTGCTGCGCCCAAGATAGGAGTTACTAAAGTTGGCGAAGTAGAAAAAACTAAATTCGTTGAGGTAGTACCCGTTGCGCCTGCTGCGGTATATCCTGTAATATTGTTAAACGCTGTGATACCTGCCGAGCTTGCATTTGTGCCTCCATTTGCAACAGGTAGAACTCCTGTGAATGTTATATTGGGTGTTGCACCGCCTGACGATGCTATATTACCCGAACCTGTTACAGAAGAAACACCTGTCACAAGTGCCGCAATGTTTCCATTGAGTTTATTAAAGCCTTGTAGTATCGTGTCGGTTGCTGCTAATACCCCTGCACCGCTTACATATCCTGTTAATAATTGACCTGTTACATCTGAGGCTGCGGCTGCGCTTATTGCCGTTCCGTTTCCTTTAAGTAGTCCTGTTATGGAAGTCGTTAATGTTATTGCAGGGGTTGTTGTAGCGTTCGCCACCGTTCCCGCAAATCCGTTAGCTGAAACTACCGAAACTGTTGTTACTGTTCCACTCCCGAAACTTGGGGTGAAGTATTCTAATGCCGTACCACCTGCATTTACTCTTATTAATTGGTTTGCCGTTCCGATTGCACTTAATCCTGTTCCTCCCCTTGCAACTGATAACTGCCCGGTCCAACCCAAAGTTAATGAAGTTGCCTTTAAAAGTGCCGTTAATGGTGTGCCGCCAAGCGTAAGCGTAACGTTGGTATCGTCTGTTTTAGTTAGGGCTTGCCCCGTAAGATTTATAGTAGTTGTAGGCATTACTGAATATTAAATGTTTGATTTACCATGCTTGCCACCGTTGCCGTCTGGTCTAAAACTCCATTAACGTAAAAGTTGTAAGTAGTGTCCGCTAAAACTAATGTGCCTCCGCTTGCCACCTGTACCGAGTATGTGCTGTCTGTATTCCTAACTGTTGCATCTGCCCCTGTGTTATTATCTGTGTAAGTTCCGCCACTTGGTACGGTTGCTAAAAGGTTTCCATTCTGGTCGTAAACTAAAACAGGCTTACAAAGATTGTTTACTGTTGGCGCACCGCTTATAGGAATAGCACATCTATCTCCTAACCATTGAATTTTAACGTCTAACTCCATAGCCCACCCCGTTACCTTTGCGCTGAAGCGTTCTGTAAAAGGTGTAAGCGAAGCAGACTTAGAAACAATAAAAGTATTAGCGTAGCTTGGTGTGTCTAAAATAGATTTAATGTCTGAAAGGATTGTTAAAGTATCACTCAATACTTCATTCTCATTACTTTCATCGGTATTCACTAAATCCATTACAGCTATTCCCATTCGCACAGTTTCAAAAGGAAACTCTAAATTAGCCGACAAAGGTCGAACCCATAGCAAAGGGAATTTCTTATGTGCAGCTTGGTTACTTTCCATTACTTCCCACAAGTCACCATCTACAAATGAATGTATTTGATAGTGATTGGTAGCAATATCTGAAAGTAGTTTAACTACCTGGTTATATGTATATGGTTGTGTTAAAGCCATTAGATAATATCTATTTCAGTCGGACCGTCATAACAACAACCGCTATCTGTTCCTAAATAAATATTTGTAGTGTAATTTGTGCCGTTTGGATTGATAGTATCAACTCCGTCACCCGGATTAGAATACAACGGATATGAACTGTCATTTTCGCTCAAGTATTTAGTTACTCTTTCTGAGTACCATTCAGCTTTATCCTTCCAGTAGTCCATTAATCGGAGTAAGCTATCTAAGTCCGCAGCTTCGTTATTTTCGCCAGATTGTTTGCCTACGTTCTTATTTCTGTACTTATATGTATTAGGGATTGTAAACTCATAAACTACCCACATTTTTAAAGCAGGGGTAATATAAGTATCTAATAAAGTAGTGTTAAGTGCAGTTAAAGTATTAGCCTGTATTTGTGTTTTTAATTCAGCGTAAAGCCCACTTCCAATAATAGGCTGTATTCGTTGATCCTGTGCAATTAATATCATAGGCTTCAAAGCCTTCATATCAACATTTTCGTCAATTATACTACCCTCTTTTAATTGGGTTTCGCTTATGAAATATACATTTGTTGCTGCCATCTTATTTCTCTATTACGGTTACTAAAGCCCATACGTGACGGCAGAAAGGTGTGGTTTCGCCTGTTGATGGATTACGATAAAAACCACCTCGTCTTATCCATACTGAATTTTCATCACCATAAACACGCTGCGAAATCTGACTAAGTTCATTACGTGTGTAAAGTTTATTTAGCCCGATTAGCTTTTCGCAAAATGGACGAGTTCTGTCATCAGGTAACACCGCAGGCTGACCTTTTAAATAAGGCGAAAGAGCGTATTGATACATTGACTTAATTCTTAAAACGTTGTTTTGTTTTAGCGTCTTGTTTCCTGCGCTTGTCACCTTGTAGTTAGTGCCGTCCGTTTCAAGTAGTCCGTCATCTTGCAACTTGGTTACAATATCTAAAACTAATTTACTGTCTAATTTAACAGCGTCCGCAATCTCATTTATTCCGCCTGTTGGATTGCCTTTTATAGCACTTAAAACCTTTCCTTCTTCTTTAGATATTTCTACTGTTATTACATCTGCGAACTTAATCGGTCTGCGCTTGTGTACGAACTTAGTCTTAATAAATGAATAGTTGTCAGCCGGTACTCCATACTCTGAAAATACTTGTAAAACACTATCTTCGTCCGCTTCTGCAAAGTCGTGTTCACAGTTAACGTGCGTACTCATTTGAGTAGGCGGTACTGAATTATTTATTAAGCTAACTGATAGGTTTTCAGAAATCCATTTACGTTTTTCCTCTGGTGTTAAAACTAAAGAAACATCAGCATCCGATAAAGTAAATTTAAAAGGGTTATAATCTTTTACTTCCAATCCTTGAGTTACTCCATACATTTGAGCAAAGTCGTTAAACACCGCTAATATCTTATTTCTACGGGTAGTGATGTATGTTTCGTTAAACATTGCAAAGGCGTCTTTTAATTCGTCTTTGTTTTGGTTCATATTTGCCCCCGTCATTACACCCATTAAAGCAGGTGATGTAACGCTGTGCGCTATAAATATTTTACTTTCAACCGTCTTATTAAGTATGTCGAATTGTTTGTCAAAATCTGACGGCTGAATATTTGTGATTAAAGGCTCTTTACTTTTACTATCTGAAAAAACTAAAATAACACCGCCTGCATTATCTGTTCCTGTAAATTTACGTTTTAACTTCTGCTCAATTTTACGCTGTTCTTCTGGTGTTGGTTCACCGTTAAAGAAATTAATTATAGTTGAACCTGTAAAGCCGTTACGAAGATTATTAATGTGAAAGTTTGCAATCTGATAATCACACTCAATGTAAGGAGTAGCAGGTAAATAGTTAGGTGTTGGATAGGTATCCATTCCGTTCTTAGGTCGGTAGTTTACAAAGTATAAAATACTTTCTTTCTTCTTATCCTTATCAAAAGCAGGAAATTCTTTATACCCTGTATCGTCCGCATCTTGCCTGTATTTACTCCAATCTTCTGAATAGTAAAAAGTAGTCCTGTCCTCATTAGCCCTGATACGTGAAAAGCTAACGTGATATGCAGTCCATCCGCCTTTTTTAGTAGGTATCATTTGCAAAGCAAAGCCGTTAAATAGTTCATTATCTAAAGCCACCTTTGCGAATAAACTATCTACCGTTCCTGATGTAAATGTGTTATTGAAAACATCAAAAGCCATACGCTCTGAAATATTCAAAGACTTAGAACGTAGTCCTTGCCCTGATATGTATTCGCTCTTTGAATTTACAATAGTGTTGTGTGTAGTCGAACGGCTGAATAAGTCAATTAACTCATTAGGATAAAGGTTGTTATTCCCGTAGAATATCCAATCTTTTCCTTTAACCTCTTTAAATACGGGTATCTTCGTTTCCTCAAAAGAAAGGTACGTAATAGCAGAAGATGTCATTGGTTTGGTGTTAGCCATTGTAAACGTATTCGTTAGTTGTTACGGTGTGATTGTATTCGGTAGGTAGTGTTGTGGTGACTAAGTATTTACCCTGTTCTACTAAGGTCTTGCCAGTAGGGTCTAAACTTGTGCTACTTGCCTGTTCATAAATATAATACTTACCAAAGCCTGTTTGTAAAGAAACCTGTCCGCTTAGTGATGTCGGGTTTGCCTGCTCAGTAATCGTAAACTTATTATATCGATATGTATAAGAACTTAAATCAGTTGCTATGCAATAGTCAATACTTCCATCCTGGTCGTTTACAAACTTCCACAAATAATAAACAGTCCCCGTTAATGTAGTCTTTTCAGCAAGTGTTACTACAATGGTATTAGCGGAAGCCTTAACAATACTAAGCATAATAGTAAATATAAGAAAGTTACTTTTGTGCAATAGACTGATATACTTCCCACCGCTTTTTATTTACTTCTGCTATGTGAAACTTTTGAACGTCTAAATATAACTGTTCGCTCAAGTCCTCAAGTAAAGCAGGACTATCAATTAAGCGTTTAATACCTTTAACCCAGTCTTCGCTATACTTTACCACAATAGAGTTTTTAGTGTTGCAAATGTCAGTATATGGCTTTACATCGGATACTATTAGTCCTTTCTTATGGAAGCCCGCCTCAATTACTTTTAACTCTGATTTCTTTGTATTAAATTCTGTATTTCGTAAAGGTGCTAAAGCAACATCAAATGAATTGTAATGTAACCCATAAGAATATACGTCAGTGGTCGGTAGTGCCGTATATTTCTCATTCTTATAGTCATTAGTGATTATCCTTTTGTAATACTCATACACCCCGTCCTTGTTTCCATCGTGTACGAATTTAAAATGGACCGGCAAAGATTGATTAAATACATCTTGAGCAAACCAATACAGTAACTCAATATCTTCTACATGGCAGCTTCCGCCAATCCATCCTAAGCGTAAATCATAACTCGCTTCGGGTTTAACGTGCTGAAACTGTTTATAGACTTCCGGGAATACTGCATTAGGAACTACGTGAACGTTTCGGTTAATTCCTTTTACAGACTTAGCAAGATACTTAGTAGTTACTATTACATTATCTGCAATCTCTACCGCCTCCCTTATTTGCTGTGATGTCTTATTCTCTTTCCATTCCTTTTGTAGAATATGACCTGCTCCAAGTACCCAATAGTCATCTAAATCTAAAACGAGTTTAGTATGCTTTTTTATTTCAGTAGCTATCTCTTTTGTCTTTCCGTTGTAGTCAATACCCCTGCTAAATATTACAAAGTCATATTTGCTAAAGTCTATGCCTTCAAGATTAGCGCACGAATATAATTCTACCGGATAATTTTCCCCTAAGTGGTGGTGAGGCATTTCTAAGCGGTAAAAGTTAGAGCCAGCCCCGCCTAAGTTATATACTAAAAGTATTTTCATTAATAAATTGATTTAGTTTTTCTTCGTATTCTTTTATCATTTTCTCAATACTTTCAATCGTTGTAGTACCGTTAAAGTAAAAGCGTATTAAGTCAGGGTTATTCTTACATACTTCGTAATCTCGCCTTATTCTTAATAGTGGCTTTAGTACCCATTTTACTTGTGTAGCCATTACCCAGGTAGGGTGATTACTTCCCGCTTCATGCCTCGCCTGTGGATTAAAAGATAATTCAATAGGAACTTGAAAAGGGTTCATTGTGCAAACATAATAAAAAAACCCCTGCAAATTGCAAGGGCTTTTCTAAAAACCAGATTATATAAAGAACGTTAATTCTGCAAATATAATAATTATTTACAATCCTAATGAAGTTATTACAGAAGTCGTTACTAACTGAATGTCGTTTGCTTCGTTACCAGAAAATGTCATCTCATAACCATTTCTATCCCCGAAAGCTAATCCAGACTTAGAAGCCTGTGCTGATTTCATCAATCCATAGTCTAAACCAAAAGCCCATGATTGACCGTCACGCATCTTTACGATTGCAATTAGTCTATTCTGTGCAAGTAGTTTTAATTCCTGACGTAAAGCAGCAGTCAAACCGTTAATTGCAAGTTTAACTTCTTGAGCATAAAAGATAGTGCCGTTAGGTCTTGAAAGTGTTTCGTTGCTTGTTGCTTCTGAAACTTCTTCTTCTTGTTCGTATTTAAAGAACTGACCACCGCCAACAGTCCATGCCGTCACCGTTCCTGATGCTGCTGTTACTGATCCTTTGTTTCCGTAAGCTAAGAATGATACCCATTCCACACCGCCAACAGACGTTCTACATCCGAGTGAGTAGCCAACTGTAAGTGAACATGCCATTGTTTATTTTGTTTTAAAAAAGAAAGGCGGGCTTTAATTCCCGCCCCTCTCTTTGAGTTAGTTAATTATTAAGAGTTAGCATATCTAACGATTTCGGTAGGGTATGCAATCTGCCAGCCTCTGCGGAAACGTACTGAGTACTTCACATTGTCGTCATCTTGTGACATCCACATTTTGAAGGTTTCTTCTTCGTTTTCCATGTCAACACCCAAGAAAACATTATCCGGGTTGAAAGCGAAAATACAATTTTGTGTAGCTGTTGCATACAATCCATCCAATCCGTGTACTGGTACTATTTCGTGTACTGAACCCTCTGCCATAATTCCTTTCTGGTCTGCGCTTCCGGCCGGTACGTGGTAAAGGTTATCGTTCATTAATTTTTGACGATATACTTCTACTGCGTCATAACCCATGAATATTTTTACTGCTCCATTGCCTTTCAAAGCTGCTGGTATGTTGCTGATAATATTTGCTACAATAGTGCGGCAGTTTGCAGTGTTGTAAGTTGATGCTGTTGCTACTACCTCACCTGTTGCATTTACAATAGTTTTAATCAAACCGTCGTAAAGATTTAAGTAAGCAGAAGGAGAAGCGGTGTCACCCTGCCAGTCAGCAGTTTCCAAACGTTGTTTAATACCACCAACGATATTATCTACAATCACTTTCGGAATGTCGCTTTCTGAAATTTGCTGACCTTTTTTCAAAAGAACTTGCGTCCATTTAGCTTGCAGCGCACGAGGGCAAAGAGTGTCTTGAAATTTAATAGCAACGGTAGCAAGATTTCTTTGTGAGAAAGTTACATCTCCTGATGCGTTAAATCCGCAAGTTTCGCCCGCTTGTGGTACTGCATTTGTTGATAATAGTTGAAGTGCTGCTGAACTTTTGATACCTGTTTGCAGGTTCATCATTGCGGCAGTTTCGCCCGCAAATTGCGTGGCGGTTAAGAGGTCGGTTGATGTTTGGTCAACGTAGTCTGTTAGTGAAGATGTTGTAAATCCCATTGTTTATTTTTTTAAATTGTTAATGCTTTTTGATAATTCTAAAATTCGTTTTGTCTTTTTATCTGTTGCGCTTGAAAAGTTTTGTTCCTTTTCTTTTGGTTCACCTACCGGCAAATCACCAATCTCATTGATTAGTTCTGCCATAACTTTAAAGTCCGAGCTAATCTTAGAAAGTTCAGATGTTTTCAAATTATTGATTGCTTCTTCAATCTTTGCGTTAATATCTTCTTTTGGTGCTTCGCTGAATTTCCCCTGCAACTCTGCAACGGTATTTGTAAGTGCTTCCACTTTCGCAAACAGGTCACTTAATGCTGTACCCATTTGTTCTACTGTCATTGCTTCTGCATTGGTGTCGTTGGTAGGAACTTCGTTGGCTGCTGCCGCTTGGTCTGCGCTTGGCGTAACTGTTACGATTACCCCTGCTGCAACTTCTAACATAGTACCGTCCTCTAATTCTACAACACCGTCAGGTACTGCAACGTCCCCGTCAGGAGTAGATACAAAAACAGCAGTACCAGATTTTAAATCACCTTCGTATTTTATTACGCTGCCATCTTTAGCAACGACTTCTGAAAAAGAAGATTTAATAAGATTTTCAATAGCTGCGAATTTCTCCGCCCCTAAAAGTTCTTTAATTTTTTCTTTGATGTTCATGCCTATAAATATTAAATGTAAATTATTGTGCAAAAATGTCTATCAGTTTTTTAATCGTCTGCTCTGAACTGTCTGTTAAATGTTCTTCAATAAAAGTACCTTCTACTGAAAAGCCTGTGAGCGTTCCTGTTTTTACAAAGTTTTCCCAAACGTCATTATTATCAATCTTCATTGACACAAACCATGATCCGTCAGGAAGTTCATCATAACCTTTTGGAGTTTCAATTCCCCGCGCTTTATCGATTAGCATACTTTCAATGACATAAACCCCGTCCGTTACGTTGGCATGGTTCATATTTACGTTAGATGTAAACTTATTCCGGAAATACTTTTCTACTATCTTGCGAATAGTGTCCGCCTTAAACATTACAAAGTATTCACCTTTTGTATTATCTCTGCGGTAAATAGGCATATTAGCAATCATTGCAGCACCTGACACGATGCGCTTTTCTTTGTCGCCTAACTGAAATCTGTGTTTACTTCCGTTAAATACGTGCCACCCTTTTTCTATTGCAGGTCGGTCAACTATTGAGATAAAATTTACACCTACGTTATCCTCGTCATTGATTGTAAGTTCGTAAATCGGAAAGTCTTTTGCCATACCCATAAATATAATTTACGGGCTTTTGTGCAAATTAGTGTATTTTACTAAGCCCCTCGATGACTTGTACCTGTTGCTGCGTTCCGCTTATATCCGTTTCGGTTACATAGACCTGTTGCGGAATAGGAATAGACTGAGGTGTTGTAGGCACTTGTGGCGCTTGGTTTGCTATGCTTGGTGAATTTACAGAGCCTGCACTTCCTACCTGTGAGATAGTTCCACTGCCACCTTCAAATTTTTGTGATGCAATAGCAGCAACTTGTAAAGCCCCTGTTACCCCTGCGAGTGCTGCCAAAGCAATACCAACGTAAGGAGTAGGGTTTGCCATTTGAGCCATAATAGCTTGAGCAGTATTAATAACAGTATTTACAATACCTAAAGCCTTGCCACGCTCAAATTGTTTTTTCTCTAAAGCTAAACGTTCCTTTGCGTTCTTATTTGCATTTTGATTTTCAGATTGTGATATAAGATTATTAAGAGCAGATAAAGCGTTCATTCCCGCTGCTGCTATTGCAAAATTATCCTGCTTTGCCTTTGCTACCTTTGCCTCATTATCAATTCTTTTCTGCGTATCAATATCCTGCTGCGCCATAAACGCATCGTTTGCCTCTTTTGCGTGTTCTGCTGCTTGGTCTGTTATTGCTTTTACTGCATCTACCTCCGCCTGTTTGTCAGCGATAGCCTGCTCAATACGCATCTTATTGATATCTTCTTCAGTGCCTTTGCGTGTTTGCCTTTCCTTTTCAAACTCTTTAGCAGCCTCATCAATAGCTTGTAATCTTGCCTTTTCCTGTTCCGCTTCTTTTGCTGCGCGGTCTTTATAGGCTTCTATACCTGCTGCCGTTTCTGCTTTTATCTGGTCTATTCTTAATTCCGCTTCCGTTGCACCGCCTCTTAATCTTGCTTCACGTATCTTTTCATCAATAGCTAAAGTGTCTAAGCCTTGAGCCTCACGAATTTCTTTTATGCTTTGTAAGTTAGCCAACTCTAAAGCCCTGTCTGCTTTTATCTTTTCAGCTAAGACTTTGCTTTGTTCTTGCATTGCCTTAGTGTCGTTGCGTGTGGCTTCTGCATTCTTATCTAACTGCTCTGTACTTCCGCTTATTGCTTCTGTAAGGTCATCCCACTTAGCAATTAAAACACCGATTGCAATTATGATTAATCCTATTCCGGTACTTGCTAATGCTATTCTAAAAAGTTTTAACGCACCTGTTGAAGTGCCGACTACAAATGTATAAGCCGCCTTCGCTGCTGAATTAAGATTAGTCATTACAGCATCATCTTTATTCAGTGTGTTAGCTATCTGTTGCACCCCATTAAGCAAAGCAAGTGAACCCTGAACCTTTAACAGTTGCTTATTCAAGTCCTCACTTTCAACACCAAACAAAGCAGCAGCACCTTGAGCAGCAGCGAAACCGCCAGCAATACCTTGAGCCACCCCAACAAACGTGTCTAATTTACGGGTATCACTCGCTAACGTATTTACACGTTTATTTAAGTCTCCGATTTTATCCTGCACTTTCCCTGCTTCGGCTGCAACTTTATTAAATGCTGCGCTCCCTTCCTCAAGTCCTGCAAGTTCCTGTTTAAGTTGTTTTAGTTTACCCTTTAAACTTTGGGTATTCTTTTCCGCCTCGCCCGTTTTTATATTGAGGTCTATTGCTACTTCTTCTGCCATGTCTTAAAAAGGTTTTGAAATTACTTCGTAAATAATTTTATAATAGTATAATCCGTTTCCAGCTGCTGCGTCTGCTGCGGAATATAACTCCACTCCTTGCCCTACTGATACCGCTGCGTTTATTCCTGTAACGTGATAATAATAATCAGTAGCTGAATTAATAATTGCCTTATCAATATCTACAATAACATTGCCTCCTGTGTACCTTAATTTTATGTTATTGGCAAAGTTGTAAGCTACCGCCCCCGCATCTAAACAAAATAAAAGTTCTTTAATCAGAATTATCTTATCAGCCTGTGCCACTAATTCTGTTATCTGATTAGGACTTGAATTTAAATTCTTATTATTAGAGTAAGTCCAACCCGTTTCTCTGAAGTAAACAGTATCTGAATAACGTCTGATACTATCTATGTATAGTGTGTTACTTTCCGTTACTGTTACCCCTGTTGATTTTATTAGCGTTACATTACTCAGATTAGGCGCAATAGTATTTCTATCCCCCTGTATAAACAAGTTCTTTGCGCCAAAGCCAACTGTATTATTATACCCGTGAATAACCACTCCACTTGCACCATCTTGTACTATGTTATCCTCGCCTGTGATTACTACCCCTGATGAATTGCGCCCGTGTACTCTATTGTTTTGTCCGCCTATCCATGTACTTAGCCCACCACCTGCGTAATTCTTTTCGCCTGTGATTACAGTAGTCGATGGTCGTGCCACTACGTTGCCATCTTGAAAGGTACTCATATCAATAACGGGAGCGTTCTCTCTTGAGTTTACCACAATGTCAATACCCCCGTTCATTATTTCAGAGTTACTAACGAATGTCGATGTGTCCTTAATCTTTATGAACTCGCACTTTGTAAGATTGCTTTTTACAGGGTTGTAGTCGTAAATCTTATTCAGCCTCAAAGCGTGTGAACCTACTCTGTAAATTTTACGGAAATCTAAATTAAGAATATCAACAGGGGTTAACCAAAAATAACCCGTTACCAACTTACTATCTCTATCCGTAATCTCAGAAATCATTTGAGAGTAGTAGGTGTTGTAAAGATTATTATCAGTGTACGTTAGTGAACTGATGTACTGATTAACTCCGTAGTAAACCTTTTGCGGAATACCAAAAGATAAATCTATTGTTGGTGCTTGCGGATCATCTAAGTGTCCTGCGTATGGGTATTGTGTTTTGTATGAAGGAATAACAAACTCTCTAAATGTCCACGTTTCACAATTTTTTAGACCGCCCCAATATAGTATTCTTGGCAGTGCGCCAAACGGTTCTACTGTTGGTGGTGTGCCTGATGTGCTTTGTAAGATAGTTGGAATTATCCTGTCATTCTCAAAATTACCTACTAATGGAGTTGGGCTAAATGTAGTTTCAATTTTATAATCTCCATTCACAAAGTCATTAGTTACGTCTGCTAAATAACTTCCATAGTTACGTGTGTACTCTTGCTTGTAAATTTTATTATAATAATCGCTGTCATCTTTGTATTGCGCTACTATTCTTTTAAAGTTAAGCAAAGCCATAGGCTCTATTCCTAATTCTTTTTCAGTTGCTAACTTTGCCGACCAATCTACCTGAGTAGTATTATAGTAGGTATCTCTTGGCTCAATATTTAAAAGCGTTTCGTTATCTTTATCCGGCTCAATGTATAGATTAAACATTCTTATTAAACCAATTACAAAGTCCTTCTGTAACATATCCGGCAATGTGTTACTCATTACAATAGTATCATTAACACCTACCAAATCATTTACTATCGTGTCACTAAAAAATTGATTAGTGATTGTTACCTGTGCTGATGTAAGCGTAGATAGAACAGAATTAACCTGTGATTGCAGTCTAACAAATATCTTTTTGCCTGAGTAAACAGATATGTTTTCAGCAGCTAAATTGAATGATTTATTAAAGGTAAAACTTTCAGTGCCAACACCTGTATTAACTAAGCCTGCACCCATTGAAAGGTATTGACTATTAAGTATTGTTTCTATTCCGCTTTCTTCTTGTATTATTTGGATTACAACATCAGAAGAAAAATCATTAGCCGTTGATATATCTTGGTTAAAAGTTAAATCTATTTGAACATCATTAGAATACAAGTATGTGTTAAACCCGTTGTATGTTGGTTCATGCTTGTAGGTGGAAGTATTAAAGTTGCCATCATTATCAAAGTAGCCGCCTGTGCTATCGTTATTTATTATTAGTGTAACAGGGTTTAATGTATCAACGCTTGTAGGTAATGTTGTTACCTGTGATGTTGATTTACCTGCTTTAAACAGTCTGGTATTTACTTGGTCACCCGTAAGCCTTAATTTATCCTGACTATTAGGTATTATTAGCCTTTTAAATAAATCTGAATTAAGGAACGTTGATGTATAGATAAACCCTGCATCTGTAAATATTTTATCTAATATTGTTTTAGCAAATAAAGCAGGACGAAAATGTATGATATCCCAATTATTAAGGTCACTGTTTTCTCCATAATTTACCATTGGATAAACATACCCGGTTCCTAATGTTGGTGACCAACTTGCTTCTACGTTTGTCTGTGTGTATGTGTGATTATATGAAGATAAATCTAAATCTCTTAAACGCAAATTTCCCATTTCTTGAAATAGTTCACCTAAATTTCCAATCAAATTACAATCGTATGTTACCTGACCACCTACCAAGTAATTAACCTGACGTAGTTTTAACGCACCTTTGAACTGAGTAACCCCGTCAACAGATAAAATAGTTAAAGCCTTTAGATTAGGGTTAAACGTTTGAGTTACTACGTCCACCTCAAACATATTCTCAAAGAACTTATTATTTGCTTTTGTGCCAGGTAATGTTAAGGTCTTACTGAATGAAGCATTACGTTTATCCGGCTCACGAATATCAGCTATTGAGAATGTAAGCGTTGTTGCAAACTCCCCTAAATCTAAATCAATCCCGTTTGAATATAGTCTTACCATCTTTGTCTTACGTCCTTAGTTGTTTCTAACTCAATCTCTAAATTAAATATAGGATCTGTTACGTGTAGCTTAGTTACATAGTCCGCGTTCTTTATATGTGCTGAATACATTACCCCGTCTAATTCATAATAAATCTCAGGACTTTCAACTAACTCTTTAAGCCATGTCGATTGTTCGTCTGTTATCCAATCGCTATTTAATTTGAGCGTTTCTTCGCTTTCAATATAGAAGTCTTTATAGCGTTGGTTTGTTTTGGCATACGACCAAGCACCACCCGACACCGACCCATACACAGGCTCAAAGGTCTTTTTAACTATTGCGTCCTTTTGTGAATGTCCTCTGTTAAAAGTAAAGCTATCAAAGCCACCTAAAGCGTTTAAGAAGTGAACCCTGTAAGAGTTGTGAGGGGTGCATTCTGTTTGTGCTGTGAATGTTTTAGTTTCTGTTAATGCTGTTGTGCCGTCACTCTGTACTATGTCAATTACCCATGAAGCAGTTGAAGCAGTTACGATAGGAAGTGAACCTGAAGCAACAGCAGCAATAGAGTTTAAATTCCACCCGGCAGGCATACGCATAATATGACCTCCGTCATTTACTGCAATCTGCCAATAATTATTTGTGATTAGAACGGTCTGAATTAAACTACCTGCGCTGTCATAAGTACGAACCCTTGCGTATTTAGCAAGAAGATTAGACTGAACACCGAAATGCAAAAAGGCATTCTCATTAGTATAGATATTTTGATTATCGGGACAGTTGGTTAAAAAGTTTACCGTTCCCGTTTTGATAAAGTAATTATCTAAATTCCATGATGTAAAGTCCCTCCAACGTAAAGCAGCGTTAAAAGCATAGATACCACTACTTGCACCGCTTGAATGATTAGCCAACGTTGTTCCGTAACGTTCTGTAACTTTTAATCTGTATTGCTTAAATGAAGCAGCACACATACTTAACTCTGTCATCGCAGTTAGAGTAGGGTTAGAAGTAACGTAGTTTTCTACTATCCTGTGAGCATCAAAGACCATGTTATTATTAGCGTCAGGGAATACCTCTACCGTTGCAATGGTCGTTAGCGTGTCATCTTGCACCTCACAACGGAAACGGAAGTTAGGCTGCGCTACCTGTGTAGATGTTGCTACAAATATATTCTCATTGTATGCGGGTGTTATTGCCTGCGGTGTTCCTGTTATGCTTATACTCATGGTGTTAATCCTTTCAAGTCAGTTACTACTCTTATTGTTATGTTTCGTGATAGCTTTTCTTCTAAAGCCGTTTTAAGAACAGGTACTTGTTCTGCTAATACTTCTGTAAGGAATTTACTACCAGAATATCCAAACCTTTTTATAGTTCCTTTCTTGCCTATTGAACGTGATATAATAAATGAAAGTGATGTTAAAGCCTTTTCAAATGGTAGTCGTTTACTTTGTGGTTTCATCTTTTGCAACACGTCAGCAGGGCTTATTCCTTTCTTTTTTATCCAATAGGCAATAGCTGACGGTGGTGCAGGTCTTCCAACGCCTCTGCCACTTTCTACGTACTTCCAATAGTCCTTCATTGAAAGCGTCCAACTGTTGCCCGTGTTTACTTCTGTAATAATTATATTTGCATCAGCAGCTAAATCACTATCCTGACCACCACCACTCACAACATCTTTAGCCCTTAGTTTGTCGGGTATTCCTTTTGCCTTTAGATTGTAAAGCCATGCTAAAGCTATTCCATCAACTGTATTATCAAACTTGTAATCTACGTCAATAGCAGAAACAGGAACTCCTAAACCGTCTGTAAAATCACTTGCCATATTGCTTCATTAATTCTTTGTGTGCTTTCAACTCCGCCTCTTTCTTATCCTTTAAAAATTGCACCGTATTTAAAAACTCCATTACATTCATCTCAAATATATCGCCCCACTTTTCTAATCGTTCACGGCAAATTATATCTACCCAATTCAGCCAGCCGTATTGTTCCATTCCGCTTCGCTTTCCTTCAGAACTTTTACGGAATATGCCAGAGAAATCTCGCTCCATTCTTTCCACAACTCCAAAAAAAAAGCGGTCAACGGTGCTGCAATCGTGATAGGCATCTCATCATTAAATAGTTTTGCCCTTGCTTCATGTGTGCTTCCGTCATACCTTTCACCCTCATAACATAACACCGCCATTACCTTATGAATATTGTCTTTTTCCTTTGCGTATTCTTTTAAGTCGATGTACTGTCCTGCCGTCAATTCGTTTATCTGTGTAGTAATTTTATACTTCACCCCTTTGTGTTCCCACGCAATAGGTATAACTTGAGGGATAGGCTCGATCATAAAGTCTAAGCTATCAGAATAAGCCTTTAAGAATATACCCAAAGGAATATCCCTTACTTCCTCAATCGTTTGACCACTCATTAAAGAGTATAGAAAAACCTTTTTAGTTAGTTCGTCAAAGTCGGTGTCATCAAGTATTGACTGAATTTCTCTGAATTTACCGATTGTTATTTGTGACCATGTCATATTCATAAATATAAAATTTGTGTTTTTGTTACTATAATACTAACATCTTACCTGCACCCTTCAAAGATTTATAAGCAGCCCACGCAAAAGCCAACGACATTACTCCGTCATCATGGAAGCCTTGAGGTGCTGAGTATTTAATCTGCCTGGTCTTTAGATTGTAGTCATAAGTAAAGTTGTTTAGTTCTTCTATTAGCCATTGTTCGTTTAGTATTCCTATTTCTCTTTGTTCAAACGCTACAATTAAGTCCTCAATGATATTCTGTTTATTCTTCTGTCCTGTAACAAACGGCTCAATATGGTTCTTATTGTAGTTTATCCTGTTCCTTATCTGTTCATAGATTGCGTCTTGAGCGTTATTAGCTTCCACTATACAACGGGGCTTGTACTTATTCAGCACTTCAATAACGTTGGTTATTATTTCCGCCCATTCTAAGTGCCGCCACCTTTCAACGTGTAACATTTGCCCGTTACGATTAAGAATAGTTACTACCGTGTAGTCATCAGCCCTACCCAAGTCAACACCTGCATAAGTTTCTAACACGTTTGCGGGTTGGTTGTTGATTGATAGTTTAACGTCAGGAAATACACTACTACTGTCATCTAAGAACTCTGCCAGGTACTCCTGTCTAAATATATGCTCTGGTAAGTTTCGCCTTGCGTCCTCTAATTCGCTTGGTGGTATTAATGGATTATCGTAGGACGTTCCGCGTATGGTATGATAATTCTCATTCTCATTACTCATATTAGCCATGCGAAACATTAAGCCTTTGCCCTTTGGTGTGGATAGGAATAATACCTTACGACCTTTAACGATTACCGTTGCCTTTAGTACCTCATCCCACGCTTCAGTTTTAAAGTAGTCGAACTCATCACAGGTCAGGTAGTGGAATGTTTCGCCTCGTATCGTGTCGTATGCTTCAGCGCCAAAAAACTGTATTTTAGATCCGTTCTGAAAGAATAGTATTAGGTCGGTCTTATTACTTGATTTTAAAAAAGGTGTTTTAACTATCGCCTTTTCCATTGTCCTAAATACTTTCCTTGCCTGCTTTAATACAGGCGAAACCCAACCAATATCAACACCTGAGTTATTCAAAGCCCAATATAGATTTTGATTAATGCCAAGTAGCGATTTACCAAACTGCCGACCAATCGGGATCGTATAGTATTTCTTTTGAAGTGTATTAAGCGATTGATGTATTTCCGCTTGCTTCTGGTGTGGTGTGTATAATTTCAGTTCCAAAGTCCGCAGAATAAGTTACGTGCTGCTCAATGATTTGCTTTTCAGCCCAACCATAATTAACCTTTAAATCAAAGATTAAACCCGTTGTTGAACCCTGTGCGTTTATTAGTGCAGCCTTTTTAAATTGTGCCACCTCATCCTTAATCTTCTTTATAGTTTCAAAATAGGCTTCGTACCCCTCTGCTTTTTCGTAGTTCAAAAGTGTTTGTTCTGTTACGTTTAGGAACTTATGGCAGAACTCCCCAACGGTAGGAATACGAGGACGGTTTACAGATAGAACCTTACCTGCGCTTACTTCTTGAACAAGTTGATTATCGCAATGGGTTTTATATCCTTCCCATGCCTTTTCAATATCTTCTACTGTGTAATACTTTCCGTTCTGTAATCCTGTTGGCATCTTATTTAATTCTTTGAAATACTCTTATGTGAACTACTGAGGCAATCTCTTTGTAGTATTCGTTTGGTAGTTGTTCATCGACTGCTCTTGAAACAGTTTCAATACCAGGAAACATTCCGTGAGGTATCTTGTATTTGTTTGCACAGTCATCAATAACCAAGTAACCGCCTACCTTTACAAAACTTGAATAAGTATAAACGTCTGAACGTGCTGCTTCGTATGAATGCCCTCCGTCAATGTAAAGCATATCGTATTCACCGGCAGCTTGTGTGATTACATCGTCATCAAAACTTAGACCCTTAATTATTTTAGGTTGTTTCAGTTTGAACTTAGTGTGCAAGTCTTTAATGTCTTTTACGTAGTCACTCTCCCAATGTCCGCCTGTGCTGTCTAAAGGTGTTATTCCTATTATTGTAGCTTTTGGCTTTAGCGTTCTGAATAGTGCAAGTGTTTGTCCTCTGAATACTCCTATCTCTAAAAGATTAGCCTTTTCTGGTAATTCATTTAGAATAATTTTAAACAAGTGATAAAAGGAACGCTCACCAAAGCCTAAGATATTACTTTCGACATGGTCGCGTAGTTCTTTTAGTTTCGGGTCGGCATTAGTCAGGTCTTTAAACGTTTCGTTTATTGCATAGTGACTTGCCTCGCTGTCATTCCAGATGTCCTGTAATTCTTTTAGCGTGTTCATATTAGACCGAATATTTGCTCCATCGATTTTCCTGTTTTTATTCTGTAAAGCATTGTAGTTTTATGTATGTTAAATCTTCTTGCCCATTCTGAAACAATTAACTTTTGACCTAAGTAAGTTAGATATACGCTATCTCTTTTATTTGCCTGTTGCTCAAAGTTTGTAATCCATTGGCAATTATCAGGAGAATAGTTTTTATCGTTATCCTTTCTGTCTAATGTTAATTTATCTGAATAACCATTTGCTGTAGCCCATTCTGCAAATTTAACATAATCTTTCCAATCTTCGCAAATTATTATTCCCCTACCTCCATAATTATTATAAGTCGGTGCTTTTTTATTTAAACACCTTTGCTTCATATTTTCCCAAATATGATAAAGCCTATTATTTTTTGCTCTTGATTGTCCGTGACTTCTTTTCATTATATTAGTGCTTTAAATTTATCGTAAGGGGTGTGGCCATTCGCGTGCAAGAAGATAGGAAAAGTTTTTGTAATTGTATTAAATACTTTGTCTGTTAATATAAAATTTTCGTCAGGGCAAAACGCAATAGTCTGAAATATGTTACAGTCGCTATCTAACTTTACTAAAGGTGTCTGACTTAAGTAGCGGTCAGTGAACCAAACCTGATCTACTGTTTCTACTGCTGGCACATTGTACCTGTAAACAGATTGAAACACTTGAGAGTTACAAAACCATCCGCCACCGTTAACATATTTGAAAGGGTTGTTAATGTCTTTAAGCGGTGGATAAAATGGTATCTTATGCGGGTGTGGATAGCACGCTCTTTCAGCACTCATAAGAATACAGTCGAAGTCTTTAACCCTGCTTAGTGCTTCGTCCATCGTATCTAATACTATCGTATCGTAACTATCTGAATAAAAGAAGTGAGTTATATCCGGATTAGCTTTTAAGTAGTTGTAGGTTTGAATGAGTTTATTTCCAAAACCCGTCCATTCATGCTCAATAATATGATAGTCCCACCCGAATTTAATTAGGGACTTCTGCAGCATGAATGTCTTGCTGATGTCGGAGGCGGTTGTGATGAGCTTACACTTCATTGAGTACCGGAAAAGGATTATAATAAATTGATTTTGTTCCTGCTATCATTTCATTCACTTCTTTTATCACCTGCTGAGTATATTCTCCTGCGTGTCTTTCCTTCCATCCCTGATAAGGTGTATTTCCATTGTCAATATGGTCTATTTCTATTTGAAATAAAAATACATTTTTAAACCCCGCTATCTGTGACCTCCAACTTGCCATGACATCATCATAGCCATATTTTGCTCCTGCTTGATATAAGTAACCTATTTTATTCAATAAGTCGCTATTAAACATACAACACGTACCCATGATATGTTTAGCTTTTTCGACTACAATCCATCTCTCTCCCGGTGTTTGTGGCAACTGTATTAATTCACTCCTATAATCAGGGTCAGGGTTATTTGTTTTTTCGCAGCAGTCTTTTCTTTTTAAACCAATAATACCTATACTTCTATCTCTTTCTATTGCCTGTTTCATTATTTCAACCCAACCTTTCTGATACCAAATTACATCGTCATCTAATTTAACACAATGTTGCCCTTCTTTTCTTAATTTCCAAATTTTGTTAACAGCTTCAGCAGTACCTATGTTTTCATCATTAAATATTTTATATGTTATTATTTCATCAAACTCTTTTAAAATATCCAATGTTTTACCTGTATATGAATTTATACTTAATCCCAGTTTATGTTTATTTAAGTCAACTGTTTCACGCAAACTGCATAGCATTTTATAAAGGCATTCATCCTTTTGGTTTTCAAGTGTTGAATAAACTGCTACTGCTATTAATACTTCCATTATGCGTATATAAAATTAGTCTTATTTTTATTCACGCCACTTAACATCCTTGATATATAACTCCTTCCATACGTTGTTGATTGAGATGCCTCTTTAATAGAATCGTAGAATATTCCTGTGGCTGTATTTAAAATTATTATTTTATTGTGAGCCATTTTACCCATAAGTCCATCACTTATCTTTTTTCTATATTCTGCCGAAAACTTTTTTCCTTTCGCCCAATTTGTTTTACCTCTCATTTTAACCTTAGTGCTTTCGGGAAGCGGTTTACCAATTTTCGCTAAGCTCATTTTTAATCTTGTCTCCTTAGTTGGTTTTGATCTATTCTTACCGATACCTGCCAAACTAAGTCTATTTCTTGTTTCCTGCGAAACCTGCGCCTTAGTGTCTTTATCTGAAGGTATTCTGCAATTCAATCCATTAACACCTAAAACATTATAGGCATTCGACCAGTAGATTTCCCGCTTATACAAAACAGAATTATCACACAATTCTAATATTTCAAATGCGTGATTATTAACCCCGTATTTATTAAACGATGCCAACAATCTTACTTGGCTTTTACAGTGTAGTGAGGCGTAACTATTCCATCGTTTCTTTATATTGATAGAACTACCTACGTAAACTTTTCCTGATGGTGAAGTTATTTTATAAATGCCTGTCATACCCTATCTTTAAATTCGTTATAAATTCGTTTACACATTTGTGTTTTACAAAATCCACAAAACAATTCATCTTTTCTTAGCCCGTAATTGTTAGCCACTTCCATAAAATCGTTATTCATTCCGGGGGGCATATACTCATGTACCGCTACCATCTTAATTAAGTCCCAGTGCTTCTTTACAATCTCGATATCCATCTCTCAAAGATAATTGATAAAGTTGATGTTGTAAAAGCAATAGGTATAATTAGAATGTAGTTAAACTCCAATAAAACAGAAGCAAAGAAACCAATCCATAAACCCATACACTTAGCGCATACGAAAGGTTTAATCTTTATCTTAAACATTGGACTAATTATATTGGCAATATACCAACTAACAACCGGGACTAAGATTATTAATAAGTTCTTTTCTAAAATTGCTAATGTCATACGATATTGTTTTATAACTTATTCCTGTTAATTTACTTAGTTTTCGACAGCTTCCTGCTTCGACATACATTTTGAGTAAGTTTACTTTGTACCATCCAAATTCTTTTTGTCCGCTTTGTTCATATTTTGTAAGCAGTGCTTCAACTTCTGATGCCTTTCTTTCAAGTTCGAATACTTGTTCTCTATCTTCTTCTTGCGGTTCTGTAAGTTTTGTGATTGCTTCGGTGTCATCGTATATTACTTTGTATTTTTTATAGAACTTGCCATTAGGTGAAGTCATATTTATTAAGGTGCGAACAACCCAAAAATGTATATAACCGTTTGAATAAATTTCATTTAGTTTATCTTGAGGTAATTCACAAAGTATGATAAATAGTTCCTGATATAAATCGTCATGGTTTGGGTAGCCTATTTTTTTACAGGCTTCTTTTATCTTCGCGTCTTTTGATAGTTCGTTTAGTATATCCATTTTAAAAGCAAGGGCAGAACTTTCATCCCACCCTCGCCTAACCACTCCATGAAAACCGATGCGAATTTAATAAATGTTTTTTAATTGTGCAAATTTATTATTTTTTTGCCCTGACTTTCAAACAGTTAGTATTTATTTTACTATGTAATGTAATTTGTATTACAACTTGTATTACATTTGTCCCCGAAACAATAAACAACTATATGAACCCAAAAGGAAAACCAACAAAAATCTATACCATCAGATTTGATGAAGCAAGATTACTACGTTTAAAGAAACGTCACGGAGTTAAACTATACAACTATCTGAAAGAACAGATGGATAAAATTCACGACACTAAACGGATACCATGTACAGACAATGACTAATCTATCCTTTATCATCAACAACGAACCGAGAATAAACACCGGCTGTAAGTTCTCGAATTTTAAACCCTTGTTAGAGTTGCAGACACTTTCAACAGGCGGAAGTATAAAGACTGCTAAGGGGTTGCGTAAAGCGTTACGAGCGTTAAACAGAAGTATAATTTTAAATTAATAAACCATGCCAACAGGAATAGACCCGCGTTATGACGATTACAAAACAGAGCCAGAATTATTTGAATGCGGACTTTGCAATGATAAGTTTGACACCGAATTAGACGTATGGGTTACAACTTTAGGAACTTGCCATGTTTGCGTTCACTGCTTAGACTACAACTTAAAAGAAGATACTAACATACTAATTGAATTAATAAGAGCAGCATGATATTACTCAATATGTATATTCCTAAAAAGACTTTAAGTCAGGAACGTGCTGACAGGTTGCAAGCTGAAAAGGATATGATAGCAGCGAAGAAAGATAAACTTACTAACGGATCACTATGCTGCAAAGCAACGATAAGAACAGTTTATAATAAGTTTGCAATGGAGAATGAGGTTAGAACTATCCGGGTATGCAACGGCTGTAACTGCGAAGCACCCGACATTAATATGTTCACTAATTGGGATAAGCTGCCACAACTATTTATCGAGTTGAACGCTCACAAAACAAATAATAATTTGAAATAATTTGCACAATCAAAACTAATAACTATCTTTACACCCTAAACTAAAAACAAACACCATGAAAACAGAACTCGAATTATTAAAAGAATGGATTGCAGAACAGCGCGAAATCTACAACAACTCACACTTTGAAAGTGATGAAAAGAAATTAGAAGCTATTGAAAGGCAACTAACTTTGAATGAAGTGATGTTGCAAATAGCAATCTTTGAACAGCTAACTTCTGATGCTGTGATTGAAAGTTGGAATAAGGAAAACACTATGCCTGACTACATGCTTATTTCAGAAGAACAGCGCAAACTTTTTGACGAAGTATTTGAACAACGTAACAAATAATTAACTATCTTTAATAACTAAACAAATAAAAAAAATGGAAACAAAAATCAATACAGGGGCTATCTTTAAAAACGACAAGAAAACAACCGACAAACACCCCGACTATCGCGGAAAAATTAATGTAGATGGAAAAGACAAAGAGATTAGTCTATGGCTCAACACATCGGAAAAAGGAACTAAATACTTTTCTGTAAAGATTTCAGAAGTATGGAAGCCGAAAGAAGGCGCAGCCGGCACTACTGCAAACCCAGTAGTAAGTAACACAACAGATGACCTTCCTTTTTAACCAACAAAGGCGCAGGGCTGATGACGCATTAAGGCACGTATGTCAGCCCTGCCAACCTTTCTAAAAACCAAACCATGAAACAAATAGCAACAGCAATTTTAAAAGTAATGCAAGAAGTCAAAGGTATTGATAAGTCAATGACCGTTGGCAGTGGATCTAACTCTTACAAAGGAGTGCCAGACCAAGAAGTAAAAAAAGTAATCGGTGAAGCAATGGCAAAGAACGGGCTTTGTATTCTACCGACCAAAGTAACATCTAAAACAACTATTGACCGTTGGGAGCATACCGATAACTACGGTACTAAGATGAAGCAGAACATCACAACAGAAGTAACTACTGAATATTTGCTTTTGCACGAAAGCGGAGAAAGTATTTCATTAAGTGGTTACGGGCATGGAATGGATAGTCAGGACAAAGGCGCAGGTAAAGCTACTACATACGCTTTAAAATATGTTTTACTCTATACGTTCCTTGTGCCAACAGGCAAGATAGATGACGCTGACGTACATCATTCAGAAAACATTGCAACACCTGTTGTAAAAGTTAAGCCTAAGTTCACTCAGGATAAATTTGAAAAGGCTCACGCTAAAGGATTTAGTATTGAAAAGGTAAAAGAAACTCATTCGGTAGATGCTGCAACAGAAGCGGCTTACTTATTATTCACTAAGATATGAAAGAGTTTAAAGTTTCAGCGCACTCTTGCGCTAAGATAATGACGGGCGAAGTAGGGCTTTCTGAAAAGCAGGAAGTCCGATTAAAAGAACTTTCGGAGCGTAAAGCAGGAATAGGTAAACCACTTACCATTAATATGGAAGTTGAATTAGGAACTTTGCTTTTAAAACAGGCAAACCCTGAACTATCACAAGGCGCAAAAACCTACTGCGAAACATGGTACATTCAACAGAAATACGGACGTAGAAAAGAATGGTTTAACAAGTACGTTGAAAAGGGCTTAGTGGTTGAATATTTGGGCATTGAAATGCTATCAGCACATCAGGGTATTGACTTAGTAAAGAATGAAGAATTTTTTAGTAATGATTACATACAAGGGCAGCCTGATGTAATTCATAACGGAATAGTATTCGACATAAAAAGCAGTTGGGATATATTTAGTTTCCCGTTCTTTGAAAATGAACTACCTAATACCGACTATTGGTGGCAGCTTCAATGTTATATGGCTATTACAGGACTATCACAGTCTTCAATCGTTTACTGCCTTATCAACACACCACAACCGCTAATAGACCAAGAGTTAAAGAAGTTGTATTATCAGTCAGGCGGTACAGCTACCGATTGGTCACCTGAGGCATACGCTGATTTAGGAAAGAACTACCGCTTTGAAGATGTGGCAGAAAGTGAACGGATAAAAGAGTTTCCTGTTGAAAAAGACGAAACGGCTGCGGAGCGAATTAAAGAACGTGTGTTGATGTGCCGGGAATACATTAAAACTTTGGAAGCGTGAAGCATATCTTTTTAGCAAAGGTTCAATTCTAATGGAAACTCTTTTTGAATTTTACACAAAAGAAATCAATTACCCTAAACACCAAGTTGCAGCAGGTGAAATAGAAAGTGTTGAAGATTTTGATAATGGTAATTGGTGCTATTTAATGTTTTGCCCTACCACTAAACTTAGTAAAATAGGAATATCATCATCTCCAACCAGAAGAAAAGGTGAATTAATGTGTCAGTCAGGGGTTGAAGTTTATTTAGTTTTGGCTATTCAGCCAGAGATAGGATATGACGAACCCGCTAATGTAATAGAGTTAGCTATTCATAAATTCTACAAAAAGAAAAGGGCTTATGGCGAATGGTTTAATTTATCTTTGCGTGATTATTCTGATATAAAAAACCTTTTTTATAGTGTGATTGTAGGGTGGAATATAATTGATAATATTAGTGAATTATCTAAACAGCTAAAAAAATGACAGCAGAACAACAGGCAATAAAACACATAGACGAATGTGTAAAGGAATACCGACAAATGGAAGTTTTAGAAGGTAATAGGCTAAACGAACTTTTACGAGAGATTTCAGGCACATTACACTACCTTGAGGGCGTTAGGTCGGAAGTTCATAATGAATGGCAAATATTAGTGTCTAAATTAGTTTCTGATGGTAATTCTGTTGCAAGAGCAGAAAACCAAGCGCACATTGAATTTCCATTGATGTATTTATTAAGGCACAAAATGAATAGTTCGTATGAGGTTATCGGTGCAATAAGAACAAATATAAGCTACTTAAAATCTGAGCGTAATGCCACGATGTAAGAACTGCAAAAACAAGTTTGTCCCGCGTTACTTTTTACAAAAGTTCTGCATGGATAGTGATGAATGTATAAAAGCCTTTGCCGCATGGTCGAAAGTTCAAACGGATAAAAAGCAGAATAAAGAGTGGCGCGAAGAAAAGAAAGTTTTGAAAGATAAACTGAAAACACTTGGTGAATATGAAAAGGAAGCAAAAGTATTTTTTCAGCACTGGATTAGGATTAGAGATAATTCAAAAGGCTATAATTGTATTTCTTGTGGGGCGAAAATTACTATTCCAACTTCGGACGGTTCACATTACTACAACGCTAATCAGTTTAGTGGACTTATTTTTAATGAAATGAATTGCCATGCTTCCTGCCAAAAATGTAACCGCTTTGAGGGTGGTCGGCTTTTAGATTACAGGGAAGGACTTATAGTTCGTTACGGGGTTGAATATCTAAACGACTTAGAAAGTAAAAAAGAAACGCATAGAAATTACAAATACAGTAAACAGGAATTGATTGAAATTAAAAATAAATATTCAAAACTTGTTGCAGCGTTTAAAAAATAGTTATATTTGCAGCACTTACTCACGCATGAAAAATATTAAAAAATCCTGTCATTCGCATTGCCATTTGTTGCATCCGCAACAGCGTGGGTAAGTCTTTGCGTTTGGCAGGTATTTTAAAATGGAAGAAATTTGGAAAGATGTTATTGGATTTGAAGGGTGTTATAAAGTTAGTAACACAGGAAAAGTAAAAAGCTGCAAGAAGCTAAAAAGATGCTTTAATAAAAGCGGGAATTACACTTACTATACAAAAGAGATAATTCTTGCACCTGCAACTGAAAGGGGGTATAAACGTGTTAGGTTACAAAACAAAGGTAAAGATGAAATGCGTAGGGTTCACAGGATAGTAGCGCAAGCGTTTTTAGTTAATTTAGATAACAAGCGCGAGATAAATCATATAAATGGTGATAAGTCTGATAACAACGTAAATAATTTAGAGTGGGTAACATCTTTAGAAAACATACGCCATGCAAGGGCTATGGGACTTTATCCTAAAATGGTTCAAAGTAACTGGCATAAAGAAAAACTAAGAAATATTAATAGTAAACAGGTTATTGATATAAATACAAATATTATATACAAAAGTGCTACCGATGCTTGTAATATTTTAGGAATAAAAAAATCTACTTTAATACATTACTTAGTAGGGACACGAACTAATAAAACATCATTAAGATATTTTAATTAAAATACTAACTGAACGATGAAACTACTACTATTCTTTTCCGGTGCTTTACTCGGCACAATTTTAACCGCTAACTACTACTCAGAAGAAACTCAATACTACCCGTTGGAATGCAGCAAGGAAGCAAGTTTTGTAATTGAGATGGTGGAGAATGATACCACGCTTCAAAGGTATATGACCGACTACGGTTATCGCTGTCAGGTCCATCACGAAATAAAAGACTTAAAATAATTTTACACTTTTTGTAATTCGATTGATTATTTAATTATATTTGCAGCCTAGAAAGGTATCGTACCCATCTAACATGAACTATAAATTTAGCCCCCGAAGAAACATTGCCTTTGCTGCCTTTGCAGCCGATGGGTACGACTTTGTTTTGGAGGGGGCGTAAATTTAAAATGAAAAAATCATTTATTCTTTTTAATGACAGTCTAGATATTCTAGATGACATAACTATTGAGCAAGCAGGTAAACTGTTTATTGCTATCAGAAACTTTAACATAGGTAAGTTGCAAGAACTTGACGCTGAAACAAAGTTGTTGTTTTTACACTTTAAAAATCAGTTTATACGTGACGCTGAGAAATATAAAACAAAGTCAGAAGCCAATAGTAACAACGGTTCTAAGGGTGGTCTAGCTAAAGTAGCGAACGCTAGCAAACGTAAGCGAACGCTAAAAAGTGTAGCGACTTTAGCCGATACAGATACTGTAACAGATACTGTAACAGATACAGATAAGGATACAGAAAAGGATAAGGATACAATAAAAATACAATCTGTTATTTCTTATTTTACAGACAACGGATTTTCTTCGAAGTCAGCAGAAACATTTTTTTACTATTACGAAAGCGCGAACTGGACAGATAGCAATGGCAAGAAAGTAAAGAATTGGCAACAAAAAGCTAGGGGTGTTTGGTTTAAAGATGAAAACAAAATATCTGAGGCAAAACAAACCTACACACCTACACAAAACACAGAATGGTAACAGCATACATAAATATATTTTCTCGCGAGCCTCACTACATAACAGTAGAAAAAGCACTTGACAGAATAAAGACAGGCAAGAGCAAAGAAAAGGTTTTAGAAATTCGCGCACAGCTGGATAAAGAACGTGCTAATAAACTAAAATGCAACCTGCCGTCTATTTGCTTTTCTGGGAAATTTGGTGCTGACAGAACGGATAAAAGCATAATTGAGCATTCAGGCTTTATTGTTTTAGACTTTGATAATGTTGAAAATTTAGAAACTAAAAAAGCTGAATTAATCAAACTTCCGTATTGTTATGCGTGTTGGATTAGCCCGTCAGGCAATGGATTAAAAATGTTGGTTGAAATTGCGAAAGGCGAAAAGCATTTAGAACATTTCACAGCGTTACTAAAAGAACTTCCGGAGATTGATATTAGCGGTAAAAACGTAAGCCGTGTATGTTATGAAAGCTATGACGAAAACATTTACATTAACCCTATTGCTTCAACTTATGGCAAAACACTAAAGATTGAAAAGGTAGAAATAAAAGAAAGAGTTGAAGATAAATCTGAGGTATTTTCAAACATTCTAAAATGGCTATCAAATAGGGGTGATGCTTTTGTAACAGGAGAGCGAAATGTATTTATTTTTAAACTTGCAGGTGCTTGTTGCCGTTTTGGAATGAGTGAGGATAGTTGCCGTTTTTATTGCGACTTTAATTTTGTTGGTAATGAAAATTCATTTAGTCAGTCAGAGTGCCACCGAACAATTAAAAGCGCATATAAGGTTAATGCTTCAAACTACGGTACTGCTCAATTTGAAAAGGATAAGTTAGTAGATAAAATTACAAGAGGCGAAATAAAATCAGAAATAAACCCTGACATTTACAACATAGATATAAGACCTAAAGATGTTATTTATGGCGAAGATGTAAAAGATAAGGCTTTAACTATTTTCGAGAAAGGTTATGAGGGTGTTGAAAGCACTGGAGTTCCTGAGTTAGATATTTACTTTAAATTTAAACGCGGTGAACTAACGCTTTTGTCAGGAATAGGAAACTACGGTAAATCGACACTGCTAAAATATTTGCTTTTAATAAAAGTAATAAAGAGCGGAAATAAATTTGCATTCTTTTCTCCAGAAGACAACCCTGCTGAAGAATTTTATCATGACTTAGTTGAAACATACATTGGTGGTAATTGCACCCCGTTTCTAAAGCCTAACGAAAGGAAAGTTTCTAAAACAGAATACGAAAGGGCTTATGATTATATTTCAAAGCACATTTTTTATGTATATCCTAAAGATATTGCGCCAACACCTGCATACATAAAGGAAAGGTTTTTAGAGTTAATAATAAAAGAGAAAATTGACGGTTGCATTATTGATCCGTTCAATCAACTTAGTAACGATTATGGAGGCAGAAGCGATAAGTATCTTGAAACATTTTTATCTGATTGCCTACGCTTTGCACAGCTTAATAATATTTATTTTACAATAGTTGCACACCCGCACAAATTAAAAAAAGAATTAGGAGAAAAGAATTATCCTTGTCCTGATGTATATGAGATTGCGGACGGTGCTATGTGGAACAATAAAACCGATAATATTTTAATTTATCACAGACCAGACCATCAAACAAACCCTGATAGTAATATTTGCGAACTACATTCAAAGAAAATAAGAAGACAAAAGACAGTAGGTAAAAAAGGCATTTTAACTTTTGAATTGAATAGAGCAAAACGTAGGTTTTATTTTGGTGGCAAAGATTATATTGAAGAATACTTACAGCCGGTGCAAGCAGATTTAATACCCAAAGAAGTGCAACTAAAGCCTAATGTTAATTTTGAAAGCGAAGCACCAACACGAATAGCAGAACCAAAACAAATAACTGAAGACCCTTTTTAAAATGAGTAAACATAGCTTCAACATCGGGCGAGAGTACGCAATAAAGGCGGGTAACTACTGGACTTACTACCGGGTAACAGGATTGATACATAATAAACACGCTGAATTTAACGAATACGATAGCCGTGAGGTCGTTAGATTATCCCGTGAGGCAGATATGGGGACAACGGTATTTAGAGAGGCGGACAAGCCGTTTGAAGTAACGTTGGAATGGCTGTGCGAAATGTTGGAGCAGAAAAGATTGTTTTTAAATTCGTAAATTATTTTGAAAAAGTTTGTAAAATCAAAAACATTGTGTAATATTGCAGCATGAAAAAAGCAAGAAAAAAAGGAAGTGGCGGTAAACGTCCGGGCGCAGGTGCTAAGTTGAAGTTCGGTGAGCCGTCCGATAATTTGACTATTAGAGTGCCGAAAAGTCGCAAGCCAGAACTAAAAGTAAAATGGCAGGGTGAGGCGGACGGGTTTAGAGTATAACGGTTGCGGATTAATGAAGTTTAAAAAAATACCAAAATAAAAAATGAGAAAAGATTTTTTTAAATTTCATTTAATCCGTTGTTATATGCCGTTGCTCCCACTGTCGTTCCTACGAAGCGATGAACCCTTTTTTGTTTTAAATAATTTTTTAGGGAGGGGTTTTAATCTTTTAATTTTTTGAAAAAAAATATTATGACACAACAACAACTTTACAAACTGATGCTTGAAAGAGGACAAGAGCCACAATGGACAGGCAAATTATCTGACTGCTTATATCCTGATTGGGAAGGAGGACTTGAAAAAGGAACTCACGATTTTGATAAAGATGGATTTTGCAAAGTATGTGGAATGACAATAGAACAAGCAAGCAATGGAAACATAAAAAACGAATTGATAAGTGAATACAGTATTTAATACCGACTGGATGAATAATACATTGCCTGATAAATCGGTGCAGTTGATAATTGCTGACCCACCTTACTTTGAAGTGAAGGGAGAGTTTGATTTCATTTGGAAAACCTTTGATGAATACTTGCAACAGGTGGAACTGTGGGCAAAGGAATGTAAGCGGGTGCTTGCTGATAATGGAACATTATTTTGGTATGGACACGCAAAGAAAATAGCATATACGCAAATAATTTTTGACAAACTTTTGAATTTAGAAAACAATATCACTATTGAATTTAACCGCCAAACCAAAAAAGGTGTTGAAGAATTTAGATGCTTTGCTCCCGTGAGTGAACGACTGCTGATGTATAGCGTTGGCGATGATTACCACGATAATGTTCGGTTATCAATTAAATACATTCAGGATTATTTGGCAACCATTACAACACGAAATGAACTTGCAGAAATATTATTGCAAACAGGCAACTGCCGAAATTCTGAAAGTGCAAAACAAAACGCAAATAATATTTTGAGCCAAAGAAGCCACAAACCGCAAATGATTACTGAATACCAATACAATTTAATACCGAACCCAGATAAAAAAGAATACGAAACACTGAGGACAGAATACGAAACATTGAGACGACCATTCAACAACTTTATGAAACTGTATGATGTGATGAAGTTTGACCAAGAGGCACACATTACAGGCAATTACGACCACGATACCTGCAAGCCCGAAACATTGACCAGAGCGTTAATATTAACTTGCAGCAGAGAAAAGGATTTAGTGCTGATACCATTTGCAGGAAGTGGAACAGAGTGTGCAATGTGTGTGAAAGAAAACAGAAACTTTATTGGATTTGAAATTGAAGAACGCTATACGAAAATGGCGAATGACAGAACCGATTTGATTAAACAACAACCGTCTTTATTTTTTTAAGAGCGTGGGCAAAAATTATTTAAAACAAAAAAAGAGAAGTTCCGATAATGCTTGCTACGAAGCACGGCAATGGCATATAACGCAAAAATTTACGCTGTTCTTGCGAAGCAGAAGAATTGAGTAAATTGACCGTTATCCGAAGTTCAGCCTTTCGCTGAATTTTGGGTGCGGTGGCAGAAAAATTAACTAACTTTACAAAATGAAATTTATCAAAAAAAACTACCTAATTATTATCTTTGCAGTCCTGATGATTGTTATTATCGGATTAGTAGTAAAAGTTATTAACTGCAACCCTGTAAGCATAGCACCACCCAACACTGAGCGCGAATATCTGTTAAATAAAATTGAGCAGGATAGCTTAATGCTGATTGATATAACAGCGAGCTACCAACGCTTCAAAGAAATTGCAGAAAGTAAACCGAAAGAAATAATCAAAATCAAAATTAAATATGTGCAAATTAAAGATAGTGCTTTGGCTTTGCCTTTGTCTGGTAAGCAGAACGTACTCGCAAACTACCTTAATAAATAACGGGGACACTTTAACGTGTCTTTCTGAAAAGGAGTTAGATATTGTAATTAGTGCGTTTATAGACCGCGATATGTGTCGTGAGGCTTATGATACCCTTTCTGTTGGTTTTGATGCCTGTAATAGCGCAAACGTGCAATTAGAGGCTATTAATAAAGTTTTAGCCAATGACTTAGAAATATCGAAAGTTTTAACTCAATCCTGCGAAGCTGAAAAGTTAGCCGCTGAAAAGCAGCTAAAGAAAAAGATTAGGCAAAACAGATTAAAGGAAGGGTTACTTTGGACGGTGTCAGGGATTGCTGCTGCGTGTATGGTGCTTTACCTTGTAAAGTAGGCTAACAAATGGTGCTATGAGCAGTGCAGGATTAGAAACCACAAAACTATCAAATTATGATAAAGTTAATAAATAGTACAAACATTAAAGAACGCAGTAACCCTGCATTGCTTATAGCACGTGTTAGGTGTCTGTATTTTTTAATTTTTTTAGGGGGGATTTTTTATGATTGTATGTAGAGATAATTTAGAATTTATGCAGGAACTTCAAAACGAAAGTATTGATTTGATTTATTGCGACATTTTATATGGTACTGGTAGAAAGTTTGCAGACTACCAAGATTTAAAACCGATACGGAGTGAAATTGAAACCCATTATATACCAAGAATAAAAGAGATGCACAGACTTCTAAAGAAAACTGGAAGTATCTATTTACAAATGGATTATAGAATATCACATTGGTTAAGAATAATTATGGATGATATTTTTGGGTATGATAGATATTTACAGACTGTTTATTGGAAATACGATGCAGGTGGAAAACATAAAACTAAATTTAAAACCGTTGTAGATGAAATAATTATTTATACCAAAACGGAAAACTATACTTTAAATTTGGATAAGGTAATGATACCACACCACCCAGATACATATCGAAGAATAAAAGGATATGCAAACGCAGGAATTACAATAAATATAAACGGCAAACAGCGAGAAAACTTATGGTTTATAAATGCCGTTAAGAAGGGGAATTATACAAAGCAGAATGATGAATGGGTTGATTATTTAACACAAAAGCCGAAGGAAATACTTGAAGTGATTATAAAAGCAAGTAGTAATGAAAATGATGTTGTCGCTGATTTTTATATGGGTAGTGGAGTTACTGCGGTAATGTGTAAAGAATTAAATAGAAAATTTATTGGATGTGATTTGAACCCAAAGGCAATTGAATTAACTAACAAAAGATTGAATAAAACACTATTCTAACCAAAACGGTTTTGAAAAAACCGAGTGCGTGGGCAAAAAAATTAAAAAATATTGCACCTAACAGTCGGCTTTGCGAAGTAAGTTCCCCTTATTTTGCAAAGGCTTTGTTAGCACCCCGACATATTCATTATCATAATCACAACGCAAAGAAATAGAAAAGTAACCCACCCTAATCGGATGTTGCGGTCTTGGTCGGCTCTGCGTTCTGCTTCTATTGACATTAGCTTGAAATTTGAAGATTAAACCCGTCCGTTAAAGCTAACAGCTTTTTCATAGTTGCCTTTGAATTTATGATGTCTTTAATTCCGTCACCGTTCAAATCTGCGTAACCCGTTCCTAAAGCAATACACCCAAGTAAATCTGAATGCCCCGTTGCAGGGTTTTTACTACCTACATAGTTAGCTGAATGAATTAGAATATTATCCCTAAACGGGACGTTTGGCAAGCTAAAACAAAGCCCCTTACTTGGCGATGTATGTTTTTTAACTACATAAACGCCTTCTGAAATGCAGGATATTTGACGTTGGTTTTGTAAATTAGGAAGTTCTAAAGAATGACAGGTTAAAATAAGTTTTCCTGCATCGTCAAAGAGTTTAAATATACCCTCCGTTTGTGTTGGTGTGTAAGTTCTTTTTATCGTTGCGTTCATTTTTTTACTAATATGTTTACTGGTTGTTTTGCAAAGTTAAATATAATTATTATATTTGCATCGCTATTCAGTTATGAAAAATATTAAAAAATCCCTCACCTCTTACATTGCCTTTTGCAACTTACTGTTGCCGACTGGATAGCCTTTGTAATTGGTGAGGGTGTTTTTAAATGAAAGAAATAAAATTAACACAGGGTAAAGTTGCGCTAATTGATGACGAAGACCTTGAATTAGTTAGTAAATACAAATGGTGCGCTAAAAAATCAGGGAACACATTTTATGCTTATAACAGTGCTTACAAAGACGGTAGGCAATATTCACTACCAATGCACAGGTTATTAATGGGATTAAAAAAGCAAGATAAACTATTTGTTGACCACATAAACCATAACGGTCTTGATAATAGAAGGTCTAATATAAGGGTGTGCAACAACTCACAAAATCAGCAGAATAGACATAAAAAACAAAACTGCACATCTAAATATAAGGGGGTTCATTTACATAGGGATGTGTATTATAGTAAAGCAACTAAAACAACCATACGGAGAAACCCAAGATGGGTAGCAAGTATAGTTATAGATGGTAAGAAAAAGGTTATTGGGCATTACCAGACAGAAATTGATGCCGCAATCGCTTACAATGAATTTGCGCATAAGCATCATGGCGAGTTTGCTATGCTAAATGATATAAGCGATTTGTCCAGTTTTTTAACTAAAAAACAAGACAATAATATGGATGAAAGTCAAGCTATTAAAGAAATTGAAAACTATCACATACATAGCAAATTAACCATTGGTGACATTTGTGAGCATCCAGATTTAGCAATAATTAAAGACGGAAAAGAAGACTTCTGTTTAGCTTGCTCAAAGAATATACCTAAGCAAACTAATTTTAGCTAACTTTTTTATTTAGTATATTAATTGGCTCACGCCCATTTCTAATTAAAATAAGGTCGATGTTTTTTGCGGCTTCCTTCTCTGTCTTTGCATATCCGTCATAAACAACTCCATCTATTCTAATTCGGTATCTCCATTGTAATCTCTTGCGATAATGGCGTGGATTAGGACAATAAA